GGCCGACGACCAGGCCCTCGACCAGCAGCCCCTCGGCCCGCAGCTGGCCGAGCACCTGGTCGTAGTTGGACTGGTTCACCCGGCTGAACCCCCACTGACTACAGACTGCTCGGGGGCCGAATCACCCGCGTCTGCAGGGGCCAGGAAGGACCCATCGACCGGCGCTCCATCGTTCACCGCGTGCAGTGAACGCGATGCGGCAGCGCCCGCGATCTCCAATTCTGCAGGGGAACGGGGCCAGGCTGCGCCGGCTTGGCGCTGCTGCCATGCGGCACGCACGTCGTGGATCAGCTTGTCGGCGGCCACGTCACCTCTGTGCTGGCGCACGCCCTTGACGCTTCGGCCATCGACGAGCCCGCCCTCGATGTAGGCCCGGCGCGCCTCACGCGACGGCAGGGCCAAGACCCAGCGAACCTCGCACTCATGGCGATGCTCTTCGCTGTAGGTGTAGCCGAGCCACTGCCGAAGCGGCTTCACTCGGCGCGGCTGACGCCAGGAGGCCTGCCGCAGACCAGACTCCCGGCCGCTCCCCGGCAATCCCGGCTGCTCCCGTCGATTCCCAGGCGCCGCGCTTCGTCGGCCAGCATCATGGCCGCATGCAACTCACGCCGCACCTCACGCACCAGCACGGCCTCGGCCCACTCGCACAGATCCAGGCCCATGACGTCGGTGAGCAGCCTCATGGCGGCGTGGTCGTCCGGGTTGACCTTGAGCCGAAGGTCCTTCCTCTCGAGCGTCATCTCCGCACCTCGCGGTTGCCGTACTCCCGCAGCCACTCGCCCAACGTGCGGGCTGCTGCCGCCGCCTGCACGTCGCAGCGCCGGCCGCCGAGCTGCTCGGCCAGGTCGCGCTCCACGCGCCAGATGCCACGGCTCGACGACGCCTCGGAGAAGCGCCTGATCACCCCGGCGATAGCTGTCGCTTCACGCTGCACGCTGTGCCCCATCCTGCAGTGGTTCTGGCGCCTGGATGATCTGGAGCGCGATCGCGAGAGCGCGCACCTTGCTGTAGCCGGGATCGTTCTCGCGCGATCGGATGCGCAGGACCGTGTCGTAGCTGATCCCGGCCTTTCGCGCGATGCGCGACAGCTCGCCTCGGCGCGCTTGCAACTCATCGACGACGGCGTCGAGCAGGTCTGTCTGTGGGGCCATCGGCGCGCATCATAGGCACATCTGCCTCAACGCGCAAGGCACGAATGCCGCACCCGGTCGGTCACGATCGAGAGGTGCCTCCTCCACCAGTCATGCAGACCTTGGCGCGGAACCTGTCCGCCTTGATGCAGGCCCACCCGACGCTGCGCACGCAAGCCGGCGTGGCCCGGGCCGCCGGCGTCGATCAGCGCACCGTCGGCCGCGTCCTCAACATGGAGCACGCGCCGAGCGTCGCACAGCTTGAGAAGCTGGCCGGCGCCTTCCATGTCGAGGCGTGGCTCCTACTCCTGCCAGAGCTCGATCCTGCCGACCTCCCGGCACAGGTGCTGACACGCTCGCAGGCCGGCGCGTGGACAAGCCTGCGGATCGCCGCGGAGTCGATCGCCAAGTACGGTAAGGATGGGCGGGGCTAGCGTGGCGTTCTCACGTCAAGCTCGACACCTACCAGGTTGCGAACCTCGAGTGGCAGCCAAGGCCGTAGAAGCACAGCCGGCGCGCCGAGCAGGATCAGGCACACACACAGCATGCCGGACACAGACAGAGGGATTGCCCGGTCGCCGGCCAGATACTGGCGCATGGTACGCGGCGCCACTCCAGCGAGCTCGGCAGCGCGGGCCTGTGTGATGCCGCCGCGCTCGATGATGTCGCGCAGCTGGGCCGGAGTCATGCGCTGCTGCGCAGACCCCGGTTTGCGGCCGGGGTGGTTGGTCATGTCAGTCAATCCAGCGGATCGACTTGCCCGCGCTGCCCCCAACCTGCGCAAGCACCTTGCGGCCCTTGCGGATTCGGAGGTCGATTCGCATTCCGTCGGACAGTACACGCTCTTGATCCGCCGCGAAGCCCTCGAAATACTCGCGCGCGCCCGCGAGGTCGGCGAACCGGCGTGCGCCGAAACCGAACCAATGGCCTTGCGCGCCGCGCCCGAACTTCTCGACTTCGTACTGGGTGCTCATTTCACTTCTCCTGCCCACTGCCCGGGGCCCGGGTCGCAGCACCTTGCTGCGATGGGTGTACTATAGGCGCATTGCGCCTATTCGTCAAGCATGTCGATACTAGGGAAAACCCTAATACCTAGTCTGGCAGATTTGCCTTGACGTGATAGGCATTCGTGCCTAGACTGCTCTCCACGCGCTGCCCCACGGCGCGAGGAGACGCAGGTGAGCCGACTTCTTGACTCAGCGCTGGACGCCGAGCGGCTGCTCGACGTGCTGGCGCACGATGCGCGCCCCGCTGCGCTGCTGCATCCGGCGGCCTTGCACTTCGACTCAGCCGAGGCCGCGCTACGAGCCGGCCGGCGCGCCTTTGCGCACGGCTGGATGCTCGATGCGCAGGACTACGTAGAGCTCGCGCGCAGCTACTTGGCCGATGCGCTGACGGCCATCGCGTTGCCGGCCATCGGGAGCCCGGCATGACGCAGCAGCTCATGTTGGCGTTGACGGAATCCGACGGCCCGGCAGACGCTGGCGGCCCGCGCGCGTGGGCCCTGTACAGCGGCACGCCACGGCACCCCCACCGCTGGCTCGCCATGGTCGCGCCGGCGGAGTTCCAGCGCGATGCGGTGTGGACAGGCACCACGGTGCACCGCGACACATCCTCGGCGATCGCCGAGGCAGCAGCGCAGCTTGCGCGCCGGGAGGCCGCATGACGCCGCGCACCTTGGCGGAGTGCAGGTTCGAGGTCGGCTACTCCGCGGCCGACCACCCCAGGCGCCCAGTGCCGCTTGGCGAGCGAGTCGCCGGCGTGGTGCTGGCCACGGTGATCGGCATCCTCCTGGCGGCCGCCGCCGTCCACTGGTGGAGCGCGACGTGATGGACCGCCACTACGTCGCCCCCTCGATCTCGCGCACCGGCTGCGTCTACCAGCAGCCGCGCGACGAGCAGCTCGTCGACGGATTCGACATCGACGCGAACGGCCGGTGGACGCCCGCCAGCGGCGCACTCGACGCGCCCGAGTGGATCGGCACCGGCTCGATCCGTGGCGAGCAGCTCGCCGGGATCGTCCTGGGAATCGCCAACAGGAGGAGAGGCACATGACCAAACTCGACCTCGGGCCGCCCGCCGAGCCCTACAGCTTCGCCGAACTGTGCCGTCGCAATCCAGGATGGATGGGCGACTTCGCCGACACCATCCCGACAGCACCCGGCCATCTCGACGACAAGCCGACCACCTGGCCCGCATGCGGCGGCGCGTGCGCCGAGCGTGCGCGCCCGTGCCCGACGCCGCGCCAGTGCTGGCTGGTCGAGCGCGAGGACGACGGCATCGAAGTCGTCCGGGGCCTGCTGTGGACCCTGGGGCTGACCGCTGCCGTCGCTGCGGCCGGGCTGCTGGTGGCGTACCTGATCTGATCGAAGCGAAATGACAGTGGCACGCCGACCGCCATTCAGGACCCCAACAGGAGATTGCGATGCAAGAGCGTAACCAGGAAGTGCATGGCGGCAGGGACAAGATCGATCGCCACGACTGGAAGGTGCTGGACCAGCCAGGCGTACTGCGCATGCTGAACAAGAAGGTGCTGCGCGTTGATGATCAGTACCAGCGCGAGGCCACTGAGCCGAAGGTGAAGGAGATTGCGCGGGCGTGGAGCTGGCTGGCGTGCGGCGCGCTGCTGGTGGCCGAACGCGAAGGCGTGTACTTCGTGTTCGACGGCCAACACCGCGCGCTGGCGGCCCTGCGGCGCAGCGACATCACGTATCTGCCATGCGTGGTGTTCAGCACCGCGGGCTCGAAGGAAGAAGCGGAGGCGTTTCTGCGCGCCAACACGAACCGCAAGCCGCTGAACAGCCTGGCCAAGTTTCGCGCGGCCACGACTGCTGAGCAGCCGGCGGCAGTACTGGTTCGGCAACTGATCGACGCGGTGGGGCGCACTGCTTCAGACTCCGCGAAGGGCACTACGGTCAGATGCCTGTCACTGATGATGACCCACGCGCAAAAACAGCCTGAGATTCTGAAGCGGGTGTGGCCGCTGATCGCCGAGGTGTGCATCGGCAGGCCAGTGCACGAGCGCATTCTGGACGGGTTGATCTACATCGAGAACAACCTGCCGGAAGGCGAAAGCCTGCAGGACAAGGAATGGCGGAAGCGTGTGCTGCGCGTCAGCTACGACGGCCTGCTTGGCGCTGCAAACCGCTTCGCCGTTACCTACGTCAAGGGCGGCGCGAAGATCTGGGCACTTGGCATGGTGGATGCGATGAACAAGGGATGCCGCATTCACATGAAGCTGGCGGGCCAGAAAGAGGACTAACTGCACATGACCCGCCCCTACCTCATCGGCCTCACCGGCCGCGCCGGCGCCGGCAAGTCCACCGTGGCCGCGTACCTCGAGGACGAGCATGCGTTCGAGCACCGCGCGTTCGCCGACCCGATCCTCGAGATGATCTGCACGCTCTTCGCGCACTGCGGCATCGACGGCGCCCACGCCATTGAGCGCAACCTGAAGGAGCTGCCGACGGCGCTGGGCTTCAGCTACCGAGAGCTCGCCCAGGAGCTCGGCACGGGCTGGGGCCGCCGGCTCTCGGAATCGTTCTGGCTGCGCGCCGCAGAGCTGGCGCTCGACGGCGCCATGGAGCGCGGCGACGACATCGTGATCAGCGACGTGCGCTTCCCCAACGAGGCCGACTGGATCCGGCAGCGCGGCGGCGTGATCGTGCGCGTGTTCCGCAACGATCTGCCGCCGGTGCGCGCGCACGAGAGCGAGGCGCACGTCGACACGATCGGTTCCACCTGGGCGCTGTACAACTTCGGCAGCTTGGAGACCCTGTGCGACCAGGTCGACCGGATGCTCGACGAGCTGCAGAAGGACGACGGCAGATGACACGGCATCGTCCACGCCACCAGCGCCACCAGTGGACCACGTACGAAGAGCAGTTCCTGCGCGACTGGTATCCGCATGTGATGACTGCCACGCTGGCCGACGCGCTCGGCCTGGCCGCCAAGCGTGTCCACTCCAGAGCCTTCCAGCTGGGCCTGCGCAAGAGCCGCGACCTAGTGGTTGAGATGGCGCTGGAGAACGCCCGCCGCCCAGATCACGGCGGCATCGCCACGCGGTTCAAGCCCGGGATGGTGCCGTGGAACAAGGGACACAGCTACGTCGCCGGCGGCCGCAGCGCCGAGACTCGCTTCGAGGCTGGCCGGCAGCCGCACGAGGCCCGCAACTACTGCCCCATCGGCAGCCTGCGCATCACCACCAATGGAGTGCTTGAGCGCAAGGTCACCGACGACCAGCGCATCGTGCCGGCCCGTCGCTGGGTGGCGGTGGCGCGCCTGGTCTGGGAGGCCACGCACGGGCCGGTGCCAGCCGGGCATGCCGTGGTCTTCCGCCCAGGCATGAAGACGACAGAGGTCGAGCGCATCACACCGGACGCGCTCGAGCTCGTCACCCGCGCCGAGCTGCTGGCCCGCAACAGCGTGCACCGCTACCCGCCTGAGTTGGCGCGCCTGGTGCAGCTGCGCGGCGCGCTCAACAGGCGCATCAACGATCAGATCAGGAAGAGAGGACAGTCATGAATCACACCATCGACGGGCTGCGCGCGCGTCTCTTCGCCGCCATCGACGGGCTGCGCGACGGCACGCTCGACATCGAGCGCGCGAAGACGATCAGCGACACCGCACAGGTCATCGTCAACAGCGCGAAGGTCGAGGTCGACTTCCTGCGCGCCACCGGTCGGCACGAGTCCAGGTTCGTCACTGGCGACGAAGAGAAGGCGCTGCCGCCACCCAACGGCGTGATCGCCATCCGCCGGCACCTGCTGAAGGACGACTGAGGATGCCATACACCTCAGGCAAGAAAGGCTCGCGCCTGATGGGGCTCGGATACTGCGACATCCTTGCGCGCATCCATCGCGGCGGTGCGTCATGGATCGATGTAGCCGCAGAGGTTGGATGCGCGAGGATGTCAGCGCAGTCAATCCTGTACGGCATGGAGCAGCTTCGCCTCATCCACGTCGCCGAATGGCGCCGCGTGCCGCGCGGCAAGCACTGGACGCAAGCTGTGCGGGTGTATGCACTGGGCCCAGGCGATCCCGCGCCATGGCCAGGCCAAGGGGCTCCGAAGGCCAGGAAGTGGAAACGTCCTGCCGCCGAGCTTGTCGCATTCGCGTCTTTGGTGCGTGCGCTCGAATTCCAGCCGCTACACAAGGGGGCTGCAGCCGCAGAAACCGGGATGTCTCGGCGGTCCGCGCAGCAGATCGTCAGCAAGATGCACAAGCTCAGATTGGTGCGCATCGCCGAGTACGACCTCATGCCTGGCGGCGGGTATGGCTACCCGATGTTTCAGTGGGACCCTGGAGGCGGCAAGCCGGACGCCAAGAAGCCGAAGGCGATGACCAAACGGCAGTGCTGGGACAAACACAACGCCCAGCGCAAAGCGCGCGACGCTCAGGCGAAACTGATGCGTCAGATGGTCCTTGGGCGGTCGCGGAGGCCGGCTCAAGAAGCAAAGAGGAACAACGCATGGACATCACAAGAGAGCGCATCGAGCGCTTGATGAAGCGCTGCCAGGTCGGCGTCGGCGGCAGACATGCGCTCGACGATGCGCACGACATCCTCGCCGAGTGCTACGGCGCGCTTGGCGCGATGATGATTGAGATCGAGCGGCTGCAGTCCGAACTGGCAATCTGCCGCGACGCCATCGAAGTGTGCTACGACGTGGTCAGCGACTGGAAGCCAGACGATGACGGCGATAACGCCGTGCGCCGGACGACTATGCGCCGGCTCAACGAGGCAGTCTGCAAAGCGACACCGAGGCTGCTGTATGAGAGGCCAGAGGGGCAACAACTGTATGGGCTGCACTACCGCGAGCAGCGCGACGAGATACAGCGACTGCGGCTGCAGGTGGAGCACATGCGCGAGACTGCATCGCGGAGCGTGAGCGCGGCGCTGTACGAAGCGCATGTGGCAGAACTCAAGGGCGCGCTTGATCTAGCGGAGAAGCGCGCATGAAAAGCGCGTTTGGCGAGTGGTTTGAGGCGCAGCACGGAAAACGTGTCAACGAGCTGCCAGACTCGTCAGACGATCAGTTGCGCTCCCTGATCAAACTGTGTGAGGCCGCTGGCCGAGAGCTGGCATACCGCAAGCTATGGGACCGGCAACGCACATCTGCGCTGTACGCATGGAAGGCTCGCGAGAGGACGCCTGACGCATGATCACCGCCAAGGCTGCCGCCGCGGCGAGGTGCTTGCGCTCCGCCCGTCCATGATCGGACGCGACACGATCACGCTGCCGGCCGGCGCGGTGAAGACGCAGCGCACGCGCACCGTGCCGATCATCGCCCCGCTGCGCCCCTGGATGCGGCATGTGGGGCCCGACGGCCTGGGCATCACCGCCGAGGGCCTGAAGACCGGATTCCGCCGCGCGCGCGAGGCTGCCGGCATGCCGCACGTCACCTTCCACGACCTGCGCCGCAGCTGCGGCACGCTCCTCGTGCAGCGCGGCGTGCCGTTGCAGGTCGTGTCCCGCATCCTCGGGCACACCAGCACGGCAGTGACCGAGCGGGTCTACGCGCACCTCGACGTGCGCCAACTCAAGGAAGGGCTCGACGTGCTGTCCGATCTACACCGGCGTTTACACCGGGCCCGGAAGCCGCGCCCGTAGTCGCGCGCAAGTCCTTGATTTCATTGGTGGGCGGTACTGGTTTCGAACCAGTGACCCCTGCCGTGTGAAGGCAGTCTGGCGGACAGCGGCTGCCGATCTTCCATAGGAAGATATGGCATGCAGGCCACGTCTGGCTGACGGTGGTTTACACCAATTCTTACACCACCCCGTGGGAGTTACCGTTTGATTTCTTCGACGCGCCAGATCAGACGATTCGCCGTTACGGTTCCCTCTAGGCGTTTGCCGTACATATTCCATGTGTATGATTGTCCGGCCGTCACAGAGATATGGCCAGTGTATGTAACGGTACGCGTTGTTGTTACTGGATTAGATGCGCCATACGCCTTGAAGAATTCGTAGATTAGCTGGTCTCCGGTGTCTACCACGTTATCGCCGTCGAAGTCGATGTTTACCCACACCTCACACCATAAATAGTTTGTCTCAATGCTTGGTGTACCGCTCCACGCCAACTCTGCGGCGATGGTTAACAGAACTGTACCGGTTGTCGCCGCGGTGAATGAAATGGTGTCGAGCAGATTCCATTTTGCGGTGTCATAACCTTGCGGGCCTGTGCCCGATGTGCCTGTAATACCCACCGAAGTCAGCGAATCCGCGTAAACGGCTGTCGCGGCGGCTGTTGCGAGCCCATTGGTAGACACAAGCGGCACATCTGCGACGATTTCGGCCACCTGCTCTGACCAATCGCCGCGCACGTAAGGCACCAGCTGCACCGCGCGCACGCGCACCACATACGGGCGGCCGGCAAGGACGCCAGGGATTACGGCTTGTATGCTTGCTCCTTGTTCCATCCAAGACTGCCAATCCTCGCCCAGGACGCAATATTGCACCTCGATCTGCCCGCCGGACAGGATGCTTGATGTTGCGGCCTGGTCCCACGTCACGACAAGCCGGGTGACGATGGAGCCGTCAGCCATGGCGGCCACGTTGCTGTCGACGGCCAGGCCAGTGATGTCCTCCACGTCCCATGGCGCAGGCAGGTTGCTGTTGGGCGCCGGGTCGCGACCGGTGAGCTCGGCAAGCGGCTCGAACATAGCGTCGGTGATCTCTGCGAGCATCAGTCGCGCGCCCTCTGTCGGGTGCCAGCGCCAGCCCACCACCTCAAACGTCTTGGCCGTCATGCCGTACCGTGGAAGCGTGACCTCGAGGACATCGAACAACTCGCACCGGTAGCCGGCCAGGCCGCATTGCACCTCCATCCTCAACCCGGCCTGGCTCTGGCGGATCATGATGCTTGCTAGGTGCTGGGCGTGGGCGACGTGGTTCACGGCCAATAACTCGACCTCCTCCGGGTACTCGCCCTCTGCTGCGATCAGTACAGAGTCACGGATCGGCGGGAACGGCAGTACCTGGTAGCGCTGGTCGGGATCAACGCAGAGTCCGCTGATAGCGTTGCGCTTGGCTTCGCGCGGCACGCCGTTCGTGATGCGCACATCTGGCTCCGAACGACCACCGGATGACCGCCATATCCATCCCTGGTCCAGCGTGCCGACGGCTGCTGCCATCGTCGCGGCACGCATGCGTAGTTTGCCGCCGGCCCAGCCCCATTGCCCGCCCATCGACTCGACGATCTCTGAGAACATCGCGCGCGGGTCCGCATCGGTGGGAACCACGATGGCGGCTCGGTGCCTTGGCAGCGTCACGATGTCGGTGCTTGTGTCCGGCAACCGAAGCGTGAAGTTGGTTGAGACATCGCATGCGTCAGCAGCTGCCTCCACGTCGTCCGTGTCGATCATGTCAACAGGCAAGCCTAGCCCGTTGACGTGCCTGGCATAGTGATACGCCAGCAGCGCTGGATTCTGGCTCCATGCTGTAACTGAGGTGCGCGGGTCCAGGACCTTTGCGCCGCGCACCAGCGCGCTGATGCTGGGCGCGCCTGTGGTGAACACGTCCTGATCGTAGAGCACGTCGACCACAGCCAGCGCAATGCCTCGGTAATGATCTGTGGATCGCATGTCGCCTGTGTACTCGGCGGACAGGTCAGTGCCGACGCTTTGGCTCGCCGTACCAAGGTACGGCCGGATGCGCATCAGGCTGGTGCCTGCTGTGTACTGGTAGGTCAGTCCGTATGTCGCACCAGATGGCCCGCCGCTCAGCGTAGCCGTGCTGCCTACGACGGAGACCGTGAGCGCGCCGTGGTCTGAGCTATCGCCAGAGCCAGTCGACCATGATGCCAACACGGAGCCGACAGGGGTGTAGGTGAGCGACACGCTGGCCCCGCCACTTCCGTCGAGGTTGCCGACCTGGACCCAGCTCTCGGTGCGCGCTTTGTACCACGGCGCGGTCTGTACCCACCCATTGCTGTCGAGCGTCAGCGCGGTGTCGTCGGCGTACCAGGTTTCGTAGGCGTCGATCTCGTGGCCGGCGAACTCGAGCAGCATCGTGAGCCGCTCCTTGTTTGTGCCGGTGGAGAATGGCCTGCGCAGTGCATTGCCTGCAAGTCGGCATCGCCCCAGGACGATTCGACGCGCCGTGTTGGGTGACGCATCGAGCATCACCAGGCGGTCTTTCAGCGATGCGTTGTAGGCTGCTCGCTCTCTGGCATTGCGCTTGTCTCGCTTGATCCGTTGGGACTCGGACATCAATTGGGCGGCGGCGAACTGGAAGCCTCCAATCAAGAACGCGCCAGCAACGCGGAGCAGTGAACCAATGCGCGACACGTCAGACCTTGAAGAAGCTGGCCGCCGGCCAGACGACGGGGCCACCGTCAGTGGCGGGATCGTAGTCGAGCCCCGTGTCGCCGGTGTGCATCGCAAGCTGCTCGGCGTTGGTGTAGCGTGCCGGTTTGGTGCGGTATGCCTGTGCCGAGCGGTCCTCGCACATGATGCCGATGACCGCCTCATCGCCGTCTTCGAGGCCCGGCACGTTGGCCGTGCAGACGCGCACCAGCTCGGCATGTTCCACCGCGCCCGTGGTCGGCTCGATCCAGGCGTCGTAGATGTAGACGGCCTTGCCCTCCACAGGCTCGGTCAGCACCAGCGCGAGCTGTGCTTCGGTCACTCCGGGCAGGGTGATGAGCACCGTGCCAGGGTCGGCGCCGGCCTGGTCCTCAATGGCATCGACCGTCACACCCACAGGCTGCCACGTCTTGCTGTCCCATGTGATCGAATACCCAGCGTTGCTGAAGTACTGCGGCACCTCCAGGTCGATGCGCACCAGCTGCACCAGCACGCCCTGCTCGCCGGCCATGATGCGGGCCAGCAGCGCGAGTGCGCCAGCGGTCAGGGCGCGCATCGGCTACACCACCTCGAGCAGCTGCAGCTCGAACCCGTCCTGGTACCGGCCCGCACGGTAGGCCAAGTCGCCGGCTGACTCAAGCTGCCAGGTGCTGGTAGGCTTGTCCCACGTCACCGCGTCGTTCGCGGCGATGGCGGCGCGCAACGGCAGCGCCAGAGGCACGGTCATCAGGCCGCCTCCGGACTCCGTTGATCCAGCGTACGCCACCATGACGAGGCGGCCCCCGATGCCCAGCATGTCGCCGCCAACAAGCGTCGCGCCAGTCGCGCAACCCTTCAGTACTAGGCTGAGCGCGCCGGCTGCGGCATTGGCGTTGACCTGGGGCGATCCACGCAGCGTGCCGATGGGCGCCGGGCGGCCGAAGTGATGCATCTTCAGCCAGTCGGAGTTCTGCCACGCCGCGGAAAAGAACGCCTCGCGCCGGCCGGCGTCAGCGGCCGGGCATGGAGCGAACGAGACTGTCGCCGAGAGGCGATCCGCAAACAGGCTTACCGCGGTGCGCTGGCGGGTGTAGACAGCCTGCCATGCACTGCGCGCCGGCCGCACGCCCAGCGAGAACGTGGCGGGGTCGAATGGGCGGGTGCTAGGCCAGTCAAGCGTTGCCATGTCTGCTACACCTCAAGCCACCAGATCGGCAACAGCAGTCACTTTGCCGCCCATCCCGTCTCGTCAAAATTCGCCTCTTTGACGTAGAGAGTGTTTCCAGTCCCGCCCGCCGTATCGAGATACAGGCTGCCAGGTGACGCCACTACACTCGGCGCCCCAGATCCGTAGTAGATGTCGAGACCGTTTGTGATCCTGATCCTGCGCCCAACGCCAGCATTTAGGTTGGCCACCTCTGCGCGGATGCCGGTCACACTGGCATCTAGCCCGTTGTCGAAGTAATTTTCCGCGAATATCAGGTTTGGGGTTCCTAGTACCTGCACGCCGACAGATGATTCGGACGCAATTTTGCCGGTGTAGTTGCCGGTTACGATTACGGGTTGTCCAGACGACGCAGATATTGCGAGCGAGTATGTTGACGCCCCAATTACTGTGTTGCCACAGATACGATACGCGCCTGTGCCAGATCCTGTCGCAATCCCAGATGTCTGCGAGTCGCCTGCATCGCTAAAGTAAATCGAGTTGCCTTGAATGTTTATGGAACCGAACGAGCCGGCCGGGGAGCCCCCGAATGTTGACATACGGATACGGGAGTTGTTGATCACATTGCCGACAATGTTGATTCGATCCGTTACCCAGTCGGTATTGCCGCCGGCGCTGAATCCTTGACGCGTGATGAAGATCCCTTCCCTGGCGGTACTGCTGTCAGGCAACGTTTTTTCAACGATTGTCAGGTTGTTGCCGGTCACGGTAATATCGGCCGAATCATCGATAAACACGCCCCGGCCGCAGTCAATTGCTGTGTTTCCGCTGATCGCAATGCGGCGCGCTCCATTCTCTGTCTGAATCGCCCCGTAGTGGCAGTCCTTCAGCACGTTTGCACTTACCGTACCGTCTTGGCAGCCCAGAATGTTGATGCCGCTAGAACCTTTCGCTCCTTCTCCATAGTTGCCAATTACACGCAGCCGACGAATTGCTCCAGGAAAGCGCGAATAAAAGTTGTAGCCACCCGACGTTGTTGACGCGGCCGCCGCCACAAATCTGCAGCCGTTTACCAGAACGCCATCAATGGCGAGCGTCTCAGTTGCCTCCAACGTGGCAACCGAGACGGCGTAAAACTGGTCGTTGAACGTGCAATTTGTCACTTGCACGTTCTCCATGGGCACAGCATCAGGGTCCAGGCCGTCGCCGCACCCGACGGCGACGCTGCGCCACGAGTTTGACCCGTTGTAGAGATTCTCGAACGTAACGCCGTCGATTGCCGTGTCCGATCCGATGACAGACACCATGACAAGGATGTCCGGGTCGACATCAGATCCGGCGTTACAGACTAACGTGCCGCCGCGCAGCTTTACGCCAGTCTTGAGCCGCAGCGCGATACGGTATCCGGTCGCGCCGTCTTCGACGGAGTCGACCAGGAAACGTCCAGCGAGTGACACGACGCCTCCACCAGCGGCGTGTGCGTCGTCAATAGCGTCCTGAATCTGCGCCGTGCTGACCTGGGTCGCAGTTGGATCTGCCCCCCACTCTGTAGCGTACCGATCTTCATCATCTACTGGGTCCAGCATCACGATGTCGCGCACATAAGCGACAAACCCAGCGGCGAAAATCGTCAGCGTGTACCTGCCATTTGAGGCGAAGAACCCATAGCGCCCAGCGGCGTCTGTGGTCAGCACGTTGCCCGAGATCGGGTCGCTACCATTGCTGGCGTAAAGCGTCGCCTGCGCGCCTGCCGCCGTGGTGACGACCACGGTGGCGCCGACGATCGCGTCGCCGTTCGTGCTGATGACTGCGTCCTGGAACTTCTGCATGGCGTCAGGCCTGAAAGCGGCGCGCGAACTGGTACTGCTGGCGCGAAAGCATGGCCTCTAGCTCTTGCACGCCCATGGCGCCGTTGACGTTGATGACGGGCGCGAAGTTGACGGTGCGGCCACCTGCCGCGCCTCCAGCGTCGGGGTTGTAGCGGGCGGGCACGATGGCCTCCCCTCGGTGCACCTTGACGATCATGTCGCGCGGAACGTAGTTGGTTCCGGTAGCCATGCCGCCGCGGGTGGGCAGGCCGATAAGGCCATCCGTGCGGCCGGCCCCCATGCCGAGGCCAGACGAGTCGACCGACATGCCGCCGCCAACGATGCCGCCAACCAGGCCGATCAGACCGCCGAGCAGGCCACCGCCGCCGCCTTCCTTGCCGACGAGCGTCGTCGTGAGAGCATCTGCAACGCTGTCGGTGAGCTGCGAGTAGACCGCAGCCCCCAGCGCACGCGCGAACGCCTTGGCCGGGTCCTTGCTGTCTCGCAGCGCTGCTCTGAGCGCGTTGCGCGTGTCGTTGTAGAGCGCGTCGCGGAACCCGCCTTCGCCGCGCTCGCCGCGCGAAAGCTCCCGCAGCTCGCGCAGGCGCAACCGTTCATCGCGCCGGTCCTGCGCGTTGACCTGGTCGACGATGAAGTCGCCCAGCGGGTCCTTCTTCCACTCCTTGAGCATGCGCTCGTATTCGTCGACGTGCGCGTCGAAAAGCCGACTGGATGCGGCAGGGGCGGCACGGTCTCTACCACGTCGCGGGCTACGTTCTCGCTCGCGCTCGCGTTCTTCTGCGATCTCGCGCCGGTTGATCGACGCGCTGCGGCTTTGAGCGTCGGCCGCCTGGTTCTCGAGCCGCAGCTGTTCCTTCAGCAGCTGCACGCGCTGCTCGGCGGCTTCGCGTGCGCGGCCGGTCAGCGGCAGCGAATTCAGCCGCTCCATGGCGATGTCGAGCTGCTGGCGCGTCGTCGACGGGCGCCCGATCGACAGCATCGCGTCCCACGCTCCGCTGGCCGCGCGACGCACGCTGTCCCATGCTGACTCCAGCAGTCCGAGCTCGCGCCGCTGGCCCTCCAGCCTGGCCGTGAGACGCTCGTTGACGAACATCACGGCCTTCTCAGCCTCGCCCTGCTCCTCGAGGCGCCGGATGTACTTGTACTGCTCGACGCTGATGAAGTTCCACGCCTTGTTGTGCTGCGCGGCCCAATCGGCAACCCCTGATGTCATCCGCGCGAAGTCCTTGGCCACTGTGTCGGCGGATTGCCCGCTGACATCTGCCACTCGAGCCACGGCCGTCGCCATGGACCCAAGCACCTCGGAGCTCACCTCTCCGGTCTTGGCCAGCGCCAGAACGATGTCGCGGCTTGCGCCCACGGTCTGTTGGCTGTTCTCTGACACGCTGATGCTCAGGGCCTCGAGCCGGCCGGCGGTGAGCCCGGCGGCGTTGCCCGTGAGCGCGATCGTGTCGCGCAGCGCGGCGCCCTCCTTGGCAGCCTGCCAGGCTGCCGCACCGAAGGTGCCGACCACGGCCGCCACCGCGCCCACCGCAATGGTGACCGGGTTGATGGCCGAACCGATGCCGCGGATGGCCTCGCCCACTCCGCCGAACTGGTCCTTGATCTGGCCGCCCTGCTGCAGCAAGATCATCAGCGGGTTCTGGCCGCCAGCCAGCTGCGTGGCGATGTCGGTCAGCTGCGCTGGCAGCATGCGCATCGCCGCCGCGGTCTGCCGCGCGCTCGTCTCGCCTGCCTGGCCGATCTTGGCCAGCGACTGGGCCGCCTGCTGGCTCTTGGCCTGCAGGTCGGCTCCATCGAGGCGCAGGACGACGACGGCCTCTTCTCTCACCGCGTGTCTCCTGAGCCGGCTACGTGCGCTCGCGCATCAGGCGCAGCGCCTCGGCTTCCATCAACCGCAGGTGGTCGAATGCCAGTTGCGCACGCCGGCCGCGAATGCCGAGCCGCCGCTCCACCACCGGCAGTGCCGAATAGTCCAGCCCGGTGGGGCCAGACATGTCGCGGCGCCACTGCGTCTGCATGGCGCCGAACAGGCGCACCGCAGGCCAGTGATCGGCCCACACCTCGAGCAGCTGCGGCTCGTGCCCGCCCTCGATCACCAGCCCGAAGGCGGCTGCGGCGCGCTGAATCTCGGCTGCGTCGGGCGGTACGTCGAGCACCGCCCGCGCAGCCGCCATCAGTTTTTTGCGCGTGCATCCGTCAGCCGCCGGTAGTACGCCTGCACCAGTTCCTTGCCGGCGCTGGGGAAGTTGGCCAGCAGGACCGACAGGGCATCGCGGCTGTACTCCACTGGTTTGCCGTCCTCGTCGACCACGCGGCCCCAGCTGACGATGACCTGGTCGAGGTATTCGTCATCACCGCCCGCCGCGCCGGCCGAGTCGAGCCAGTCCGCGAGCTCGCGCGTGCCCTTGTGCCGCCACGTCACCTGCACGGTGATTGGCGCGTCGGCGTCGGGCCGGCTGAGCTGGACCGAGGACTCGAACGTGGGGTTGGCTACGATCTTGAACATGGACATCACCAGCGCAATGCAGATCACTGCGTCACGATGCGAATTTCGTCGTTGCCGCCGTAGGGCAGCGCCCGGATTTGATACGTCAACATGCGACGCCCGTTGACTTCGGTTTTTGTTGGGTTGAGGATTTGCGCGGTAACTAGACGCACGATGATCTTGTTGCCTGCGACTGTTCCGATGGTCATGTTATAGCTTTGCAGCGTGTTTGCCTTGACCACCGCCATGAACGAGACCTCGTTAGCGGCGGTGAGATCGAGCTGCACGGAACCAGTAGTTGTTCGATCTGTAATATCGATGTTCTCGTAGTTGAGGGTTGGGACGAACTGAACAGAGTTGCCGAGATCGATGTCAAACCCAGTGCTCGCGTACACCGTCCCGCCACTCAGCGCGCCAGCGCTGTACGTTGCTCCCACAGTCAGGTCCACCACGTTGGCGTCGGTCATCGCCACCGGTGTTTTCCAGGCCGCATAGCTGACGCCGGATGGCGTTGCCGCCGCAATTCCACCGTCGACGCCGACAAAGTCGAAAAGTAGCTTAGGTCGATCACCGACGCGCGCCTCGATGCGCACGTTCCCCATTGCCCCCAGCAGCTTGTGCCGCACCCCGTCGTCGAACCAGTAGATTGTGACGCTTTTCAGCGAAGTACTGATTGGCGTGTATTCGACGCGATCCGGTAAGGTATAGATGTTCTCGGCCATACCGCACGCAAGCAGCAGGTCTCCCCACTGTGGCGGCGTCGCGGCAGTGCCGCTGCCTGCCAGCTCGACGGTGAAGCTGCAGCGCACCGTAGCCGGACCGACAAGCTGCTCACTGGCGCCGAAGTACTCGCGCACGAGCGAGCGGTCGACGTTCTGCGCTGCGAGCGGGTTGATCGTCAGGTCGCTGACGAGCACGGCATCGGCCGCACCGGTCGGCGAGGCGTCGGTGCCAACGGGCGATTCGACCTTGGCCAGGATGACGGTGTTGCGGATGTAGCGCGGCATGGTGTGTTCCGGTCGGTGTCTGTGGGTTCAGTCGGCGGCGTCGAGGTCTGCCGATGCGGTGCGGTGCTGCAGCCGCAGCCGCAGCTCGACCTGGCCGATGGTCTGGTCGGCCTCGTCCACGTCGTAGACGATGGCGGTCTGGATCAGCCAGCCGTCGGCGTTTCCGGGCGCTGGCGTAGCTGCCAAGCGGGCGTAGACGGCTGCCAGCAGCGAATCGACGGCGGTCTCTCCGTTGCCACCGGCGGGGGCTCGCGCCATCAGGTGCAGGATCAGAGAGCTCTCCCAGTCCACTCGGCCGTCGCCGGCGAATGGCGCGATGCCGGAGTGCGCGCCCAGGCGGACGAACACCCCCTCGGGCCGCTCGGCCGGCAGCGGCACCGCGCGCCCTGCCCGAACGAAGCCGCTGGCCACGGCGGGCGCGACCAGCAGGGCGGCCACTGCGGCGTCGCGCAGAGCGAGGAATGCGCTCACGCTGGCCTCCGACAGTCAGGCACGGGTGAGCAGCAGCAGGCTCACGCCCGTGCCGTCGGGCTGGTGCTCGCGCACGGAGAACGTGCCAGCAGGCACCACCAGCGCCTTGCCGTGTGGCGAACCAGGTACGTGCACGGTGGGCAGCATGAACTGCGGCTCGGTAGCCGCCACCGCGCCATTGCCACCAAAGGCGAGCTCGGCCGGCGCGTCGTAGATACCGCGCACGGCCTGGCCATCCAGCGTGCCGTCGACGCCAAAGTCGCGCCAGAACACGCTCAGGTCCTCGGACCAGGTCGTGCCAGACGTGCCGGCAAGTGGCAGCAGGACGGTGGCCATGGCGGGCCGGTGGCGTCAGACGATCTTCTTCTTCCCGCTGGCGACGACGGAGACCAGCGACGGGCCGGTCACGATCGTGCCGACGTAGCCGAGGAATCCGCCGACCACCTTCTTCGGGTCGACGGCGATGGTGCTGGTCGAGTTGGCGGTGTTGGTGCCGAACGTGTAGCCCGTGATGTCGGCCGCGTCGGTGCCGTTGGCGTCGCTGGCCGACTGGAGCTTGCCGGCGATCGTGCCGGTGACGGCGCCGAGCTGTTGCGTGACGAGGATCTCGCCGTCGTAGACGCGCACGTCGAGCCACTTGCCACTGCCGCTGGTGGCGTTGGCGGTGGCGGCGGCCGAGATTGCATTGAGCAGAGAGGTGGCGGTGGCGGCGCTGGCTTGGTTGAGCAGCATGTCAGGACTCCTTCTTCGCCGGCCTGGCCGGCGGCTGGACGGTGGGGGTGGATTGCGGGTCGGCGTCGGCAGGCGCCGCAGCGACGGCGCCAATGCTCACGAGGTAGCGGGCGGTGCCGTCGTCGATGTCTGCAGCCTCGCCCGGCAGGAGGTGCTTGCCGGGCCCGATGCAGACGCCGCGCTGGGCGATGACCTTCATGGGCGGCCGAGGCTCAGGCGCTGAGGCTGGTCGAGACCACGAAGGCTTGCGGGTAGCGCAGCAGCACGTCGACCATCCACATCGCGCGGATGCCGACCTGCGCGGTGTTGAACCGGGTGCCGCCGCTGTCCATCGCGAGCTCGAGCACGCCCCATTCGCCGATCACGACCTCGTCGAACGAGCCGAAGATCAGGTTGCCGCTCGCGAGTTGCTCCGACGCCATGGCCCTGAAGCCGACGACGGTGCCGTCCATGAGGTTGCCCTCCCACAGCGGCGTGTCGGTGCTCGAGAAGCGCTGCTTCTGCATCAGGACCGCAGCGCCGGCGGCGTTGGTGACCCAGCCGGGGTTGCCGCGGATGGCGTTGCTGCTGGCCGCTGTGGACGGAAACGCCAGGATCTTGGCGTAGGTGGCGCTGGACGCATCCTGGCCGGTGGTGACGCCGGTCGTGTTCTTGATGCCAAGCGGCTGCGCGCCGCCGGTGCCGTTGATCACCGCGTTGTCGACGCCGTCGATGGCGATGTTGGCTGCCAGGTCGGCCATGACGAACTGCTCGGCGCTGGGCGTCGACTGGCGCAGCAGCTGCTCGCTCACGTCGGTGATGCAGATCGCCGTCTTCGGCGTCATGCTGAGCTGGCCGAGCGTCTGGTCGGCTGCGGTGACGCTGACGCCTTCGCCGGCCTGCCAGGTGATCGACGGCTTGCCGGTCTGCCGCGGGATCTGCACGTTGCCGACCAGGCCGGACATGACCCTGGCGCCCATGGCCATCGAGACCGAGCGGTTGCGCAGGATGTCGATGAAGCCCATGTTCTCGACGTTGACCAGGTAGCCGCCCTTGCTGCCCGGCGTGGTGGCCATCGCACGGATGGCTGGCTCGGCACCCACCGGGCGCTGCAGGATCTCGCCAGGCACCAGGATGCTGCCTTCGCCTTGGCGGCCGAGCTTCTTCTGCAGCTCGCGCGTGCACTCGAGCTCGAACGCCGCATCGGCGATGAAGCGCTGATCGAGATGGCCGCGCGCCATGGCGCGGATGGCGCGGAACAGGCTGTAGCGCTGCGTCTCGCGCGCGCTCAGGCCGACGGACGAACTCGCGGTGCGGTTCTTCTCGCCGCGCTCCTGCATGATCTGCAGGATCTCGGCGCCCACCTTGTCCAGCGACGTGCCGTCCTGGATCCAGCCGGCGACGGCCCGCTCGTCGATCTGGTTGGCCTTGCCGAATGCCACGATGGCGTCGACACGCTGGCGCTCGGCCTCGCGCGCGCTGATGCGTTGCGTGAAGTCCTCGGTGACTTCGACTCGGGTCGCGGGGGCCGCAGCTTGTCCCGCGGCGACTTGGTTCTCGGCCATCTTTGGCTCTCCAGTGGATGCCGCAGTCGCGGCGGGATTGGATGCGGCGCGCACGATGCGCACCGGCTTGTCTGTGGCGTCGGCCTGGCGGCCGATGCCGACGCTGGCGTCGGCCGGCACGGTGACGATCGACACCTCGAGCGGCGTCCACCGCGTGGCGGTGTAGGTGCCCTTCTTGGCCTCCTCGGTGATCTCGTCGATCTCGTACCCGATGGAGACGTTGCGCAACCCGCCGTCGACCATCGCCGCGATCTCGGCGGCTCGCTGGGTGGCGAACAGCTGCGCGTCGACCCACAGCCGGCCATCGCGCACGCTGGCGGCGGTGACCATGCCGACGGGGTCGGACCAGTCGTGGTTGAACAGCAGGGGCGCGGCGCCGGCGTCCAGGCGCTCGGTGCGGATCGCCCCGGGCGCATGACTCAGCACCTCGGTGCCGAAGAAGCGCTCGACCGGCGCTTCACTCGACGCCGGGAACGACAGGGTCACGCGCTGGCCTTCGGCGCGGCGCACCTCGATCTGCGCGGCCGACAGGTCGCGCGCCAGGCGGCCGAGGCGCAGCTCGTCGCGGGTGTCAGTCATGCACTCCTCCGAATTGGCACCAGGCTGGCCGCTCGCGCGCGGTCTTGCGACGCATCGGCAACTGCGGTTTGATCGGTGTCATCGTCTCCGGCGTCCGCGGCCGGCTCGGTGCCCTGGGTAGCCGCAGGCTCTTGGGCCTCCGGCACAGTGGTGTCGACCTCGATCTCGGCGTCGTCGAGCATGGCCAACTCGCGCTTGCGGGTGGCCAGCACGTCCTCGAAGTCCAGGCCGTTGGCGGTCTGCGCGATCACGTCGGTGAGCGTCGTCAGGCCCGCCTTGATCGCCTCCTTGTACGCGGTCACTTCCTTCGTCGGGTCCACCCACGACCAGCCGCGCGGCTTGAAACGAACTGCCTGGTAGCGCAGCGTGTCGGTCGCGTAGGCGCCGATTGGGATGGCCTGGATCGCACCCGCCAGCACGGCCTGCTGCAGCCACACGCGATGCAGCGGCTCGCGGAAGCTGCGGATCCACCACTGCTGCAGCGCGCGATAGCCGTCGCGGTCGTCGAGCAGGCTCAGGCGCGAGCTGCTGTAGTTGCTCTGGCTGTAGTCGCGGCTGAGCGATTCGTAGCTCGTGCCCACACCGGCCGCGATCTCGCGCAACAGCGCGCGCACAAAGCCGTCGAAGGCGCTGTTCGGCCGATTGGGCGAGTGGAAAGCCAGCTTCTCGCCCGGGGCGAGCGCCTGGATCGTCAGCGCCTCGATGTCCATCAGCGGCTTGCCATCGGCCTCCCGATCCGTCGTTAGCGGATTCGGCGATCCGTCCTCCGGCGTCTCGATCGTGGCGAAGTAGGCTGCCGACGCTCGCGCGGCGGTTATCTCGTGCTGGCTGTACTGGTCGAGGTCGTCGATCTTGCGCACGACGGTGTGCATCCACGGCTCGCCCCGCGTCTGCGGCCAGCGTGTGGTGAGCTTGAGGTGGAAGACTTGCTCGGCCGGCACCCGCTCGACCTCGTCGCTGTAGTCCGACATCCTGGTGCGGATGTCGCCCTGGTGGAATCTCCGTATCCAGTACGCGACCGGCCGATGGAACCTGTCGACCTCGACGCCCATGCGCAGCTCGTTGCCCTGCTCGACGCCGAAGGTGTCGATGTCGGCGGCCAGGCGCTCGGGCTCGATCAGCTCGATTGCGAGCGGCACGCGCGATCCACCGAACGCGCGGAAGTGCAGGCGCAGCAGCACCTCGCCGGCCTCGAACACCTCGCCCATCGCAGCGCGCTCGAGGTCGCCGAAGTGCAGCGTGCCGCCGGTGTGGCAGGCGGCGGCGCGGCACCATGCGTCCCACGCGCGCTCGATGTCGACATTGACTCGGTCGGCCTGCTCGCCGCGGGTGTTCTCCACCTGCGCCTGCAGTCCAACGCCGGAGCCGATGACGTTGTTGACGATCACCGCCTTGGCGCGCTTGGCGTAGGCGCTGTCGCGCACCATCTGCCGCGAGCGGCTGCGCAGCACCGCCAGGCTGCTGTTGAGCTCGGCGTCGGCGCTGGCGTTGCTGGCGCCGAAGTACCCCGTGGTCCTGGTCGATCTCGCGCCGCCGTACATGCGCACGCCGGCCCGAGTGGGCGGGCCGGCAATCAGGCGGGCGAGACGTTGCCTCCAGGTTGGCATGCGCGCATGTTGGCGCGCATTGGTGGACAGGTTAAGGCCGAAGCTGTCACGCGCGGCCCATGCGCACGTAGACCTTGCGTGCGCTGGGCCGGCCAGCCGCCAGCGCGGCGGCCGAGCGCTCGCGCTCGACATCGGTGGCGAGCTTCGTTTCCAGCGCCAGCAGCTCCTCGACGCCGTAGCGCCGGAGCTCGCGCCCGTTGATGGTGTAGCTGAGCACGCCCGTCGATGTGGTGCCGCGGATCGTGGCGCGCACATTGTCGAGCGCGATCTCGGCGGCGGTGCGCGTGTCGACGCCCGCGCTCATGGTGGCCGGGTCGGGCCGCACCGTGAGCTGGCCGCGATCGGCCGGGTAGCGCTCGGCTCCCTGCTCGACGTAGTAGTGCCAGGAGTATTCGCCTGGAGTCCACGACGCCGTGTCGGCCGCAGCCTTCTGCACCAGGTAGTCGTCGCCGTCTGGCGTGGCCGTGATCGTGATCGGCGTACCGGTGCCGCGCGGCACGAGGCGCAGCTTCAGCGTCCAGCCGGCGCTGGCCGGGTAGTCTGCCAGGACGGCCCGGTAGTTGAGGGTGTCCCCCGCGACGATGGTGGATTGCATGGTTGTGTGCTCCCGCTGTCACATTGCGCTGATGATGGGACGCCGTCTGGATACGTCTCCTGCCGCTGGCTGCACACGCAAGATCACGTCACGCTGCGCCGACGACCACAGCAACGCGACAGCGTCTGTTGGCGGCATCGACGGCGGCAGTCCGTCGGTAGACACCGCCTCGGCCACAGTAGCGGTCTCGATGCGCACCGCAGCGATGGAAAGTAAGATGCCGAGCAGCTCGCCTAGTGAGCCGGACTCCGTGGCCTGGCCAATGCACTGGCGCGCCGCGCTGCTGGACTCATTGACAGAAACGGACTGGGCAATCGATACATCGAAGATGGTTCCGACCAGTGCGTAATCGTCAGAGATCGTCGCCGACTCGGCGACGCTGCTGGCCCATACCGCTGTTGCGGTACCGACCTCGCCTACGTTTAGTGATTCGGCGGCTGCGTGGCCGAACGAGCCTGTCGAAGCGTAGCTTTCGGAGACGGTCGCCGCTTCGCTGCAGGAGACCAGCACGGCGCCGTCCGTGGAGGAGCTTTCGGAGACCGTCGCCGACTCGGCGACGGCGTGGCCAAACGAGCCTGTCGAAGACTGGATGTGTGAGACCGTCGCCGACTCGGCCTGCGCGGCGCCTGCGGCGAGCGACGTGATCTGGCTGTGGGAGACCGTCCCCGTCTCCGCGACGCCGTGCGCGAATGTGCCAACAGCAACCTGGCTGTCGGCAACGGTCGCTGACTCCGATTGCGCGACATCAATAGCAGCCGCAGCCGCCGCAGCAGGCGGCGCAAACGGATACGGTAGCTGAAGAGGCAGCATCACTCAGTCAGGCTCAGAAGAACCGCAGCGTCCGGCGCACGATGCGCACCAAGTCCTTGGTCCACCCGAATCGCGTCGCATTGGTCGCTGCGTCCCATCCGTCGAGGATCGTCTGCAGGTCGGCGCGGTACTGGCGGATCTGCTGCCGCTCCTCGCGGTCGGCCTGCCGCTCCGCTTTGATTGCCTGCGAACGCCGATCTGGTGAGTTGCTTCTGCTCATGTCAGCACAGGCCACGCAACAGTGACCGCCTCCACTTGTTCGACCGTCGTCGCCGCGTTGATCAAGTCGCGGGCGGTATTGCTCGCGTCGATCGTTGCCTCGACGCCGGCCGCATGATTCGCCTGCGCCGTCGTGCCGTACAGGCCCGCTGCGCGGCTCACCTGCTCCAGCGCGTCGCCGTACTGTGCAACGAGGAGCCTGCGGCACTCCTGGCGGTCGGCTTCGATGCGCATCGCCTTCGTGGCAGGCAGGCGAGCAGCTTCGATCTGCTCGGGGGTAGGCTGGGGCTGCGTGGATCGCCACGAGTCAATCGACTGTGCGCCCGCAATTTCGCCCACCGTAAAGTCAATCAGCGGCCGAAAGCCCAAGTATTGCAGCACCATTAAAACATTCATGTTCTCAACGCCTCCAGTACCGATAGAAACGCGACCGACACGTTAGCCGTGTATTCCATCGTCACGTTCCCGCCACCGACCTTATACCCATAAGATCGAAGTGTCAGCGCATCATCGGCAGATAGCGCCGATGGCAGGCTGTTTCCACCGCCGCCAGCGCCGCCGCTATCTGCACCGCCGCGGAACACTCTGCGGAACTCAGAGGAGCCTAGATAAACGCTGTGTATGATCGTTGCGGTAGCGTCTACTACGGTAAGAGTACCTCCGGCCATGATGCTGTAATGGCCCGTGCGCCTGATCGTTAGCGTGCTTGATCCCGTGGCTAGATTGGCATTGTCCCGCGCTGTCGTGCCGAGCGTGACCTTAACAAAGGTACTGGCGGTCAAAGCTTCACTACTAGCCGCTTCAATTCTTGCGTAACACGGAATCCGACCGTCTATCTCCACGCGCCAAGCAGAATTCGCAACCGTGCAAACGAATGTCAAGGTTTCGTTTTCAATGAACAGCCGCGACCACTCCGTCCCGCCAGACACGCCGTTGAGCGTGTCACCACTTGCCGCAGTGAACAGCACCTCATAGGACGCGCTGCCCACTGTCACGATGACTTGGATTCGGTCGCCAACGGCGCAGGTCGCCGGCAGTGTGTAGGTCCGATCTGCCGTGAACGCTGACAGGTCAATCAGATACCGCTTGCCGATCGCCATCGTTGTAGCGGCGTCGGGGCCGGCGATACTATCAAGCGCAAGCTGCTGTACCGTGCTGGCACTCGCCGCTACCCGCACCACCGCCGCACTCGTCAGCGACAGCGCAGAACCCGTGCTGCTAGCCTCCAGCGTGCCGCGGGTAACGGTAGTGCCGCTGTTCGTGTAAGTGCAATCCCGCGCAACCTCCCACGCATTGCCGTCGGTGATGAACAAGTCGACCGTGGCATTGCCGGCGTAAGCCGATGCGAACGACTGCGCCCCCGTGACGGCGGCATTGAGCGTGATCGTGCCAGTGCCGGGCGTGCCCGACACGGTCATCGCTACGTTGTTGCGATATGTGCTCATTTGTCCTCGTCATGCATCAATACTGACCACCAGCTCGCGGTGTACTGACGCGGTGGCTCGCAGTGCGGGATTGGATCAGTGGGCGCCACGTGAGCCCGTTCGCGGAGATAGACGCGCGCAGCAAGCACAGCGCACGACACCTTGAGGTACGGATCGCGGATGTCGTGGCGCCGCCAGAGCGCCACGAGCATCTCATCCTTGATGTCCTGCTCATCGGCTCCCTCAAGATCCCCGGCCGTACGCAGGTCTTCGAGCGCGCACTTGATAGCCTCGGCGTCGGCCAGGTCGACCTTGATGCCTGAGCACACCTCATGCCTTTACGGCTCCGGCGGCGCGTCGGGCACGATGTCGTCGACTCCCTGCACGACAGCCTTCAGCCCGTCGAACGCGGCGAGCACGCCAGGGTCGACCTCATCGGCCTCATCGATCGCGGCCTGAAGCTCGACGAGCTTGTCGAGGATCTCGCCCTTGGCCTTCTCGGCCTGGGCGGTCAGGGTTTCGATCTGCGATTGCAGTTCCGCTTGCGTAGTCATGATTGAATCCAGCCTTTCCAACAGTTTCGCCTGGAAACCGCCAGGCACGGTAGGGGTAACGTGGTGGAATACATCGATAGCGAAGAACGCCATCTCACAAGCTCAGCGTGTAAGTGACGTTGATCACGTCGGTGCTGACCACCGTGCGGCTGCCGCCGCTGAAGTCTCCGGCCGAGAACAGCGTGCCGGTGGTGTTGTCCTGCGCCGTCGTGCCGCCGATGACGAGGAAGCACCCGGCGACCGTGCCGCCGCTCGTGAACGTGAACGATGCCGCCGCGCTGGTAGCCTTGCTGCGGTTGCCGGCGCCGCTGCTGCCGGCCGCCGCCGACCATGACGGCGTCTTGCGCGTGCTGCTGTAGGCCGGGGCATTGGTCCCGCCGACCTCTGACCAGGTGGCGTGAGACGACATGGTGTCGCCGACGGCGGCGGTGCCTGTGCCCTTGAGGCCCATGTACACCGCGCCTGCAGCCGTGTTGTCCAGGGCTGCGTTCAGCATCGCGCGGGCGCCCACGTCGGTCACGAGGTTGTCGATCGTGTCTTCCCAGCGCAGGTCGCCGTCCTTGTCGCGGCACTCGACGCGGTACGTGCCAGCGAGCGCCTGGATGGCGTCACGGATGCGGCCGCCCATGATCATGCTGGCGCCAGTGGAGTCTGCGGTGTTAACTTGTTCGTCCATTTCTGTTTCCTTTCGTTGATAACGTTTTCATCGCTTCTGCGGCGCGCAGAAGAACCAGCACGAAGCAGGCTGCACAGCCCGCTCGAACTTGCCGCCATTCGGTACCGAGGCGCCAGAATCGATTGCAACAAACATCGCAACTGCGCCGATAGCCATTGCGATTACAAAACGTCCAGTCACGTCAAGTCTCCAGGTTGAGTAGTTCCAGTCTTGAGCTTCAGCCGGCGCTCGGCGATCGCCAATGCCAGCGTAAGCAGTCGCGCCGCAGAAAAGCCGCCAAACACAAGATAGGCCGCGAGTTCCGCGGCGCCGATGCCATGCGTCCAGCCAGCGTAGTAGCCGATGACGCCGACACACGCCGCGGCAGCTCCGTCCTTCAGGAATTCCAGGCGGACATGGAATTCGGCTTCGCCAGCCTTGCTTGCAGCGTAGCGCATGAGGCTCGATGTCAAGCCGCCACCAAGCGCGATGGCGACGCCGAGAGCCGCCTGCGCCCATGGCAACGCAATCAGGTCCGGTGCGGCATCGCGTGCCGCCTCGATCGCAGCCCAGGCCAGCGACCAGTGCGCAGCAAGCCAACAGACCACGATCAAGCGCAGCCGGCGACGGGTTGCAAGGCGCGGGCTCACGCATGGCCTTTCGACGCGAGATCCTCGCGCGC